TACTATGTAACTGATAGTACTATGCTTAGACTTGAGCGTGCAGTATTGCTTGCAAACTGCCAGCTTACAAAGGCTGAGACCTCCATGTATAATGGAAACCGTGAGAACATGAGCAACAAACCTGTAACTATCGAATTCAATACATTCCCGATTATGGGTTATGAAGTTGATGCTGCAGCTAATTATCTGCTTAAGAATATTACTGGTGTTGCTGTTTATCATAATCATATCAATGGCACTGTTAACTACGATGCTAAGAGTGGCATTAAGCCTGATGCTGAACTGGATAGCAACGATTACAGATATGGTATTCTTGGTGGACCGGATTACAATCCTGATGCCGATGATACTAATATATCTCCTTCTGCTATCGATGTTCTTGTTAACGCTGTAGAAGGCGCTAAGAATCAGGAAGATGATTCAGGTAGATATTATTAATATTTGGATATAATCAATTCTTAGAGGGGGTGGAGGTATTCTCCACCCCCTCTTTGTTTTCTTAATTTAATACTAGAAAAACATTATAGTATTACTAGTTTAAGGAGGTATTGAATATGTTTATTTTTTGTATTGTAGGGAAAACTGGATCTGGAAAAAGTAAGTTTGTAAATAGTATAATTAATGATATTGATTTTTGTAATAAATACAATATTAAACCTTTGGTATACTGCACTACAAGACAAAAGAGATCTGGTGAATTAGAAGGGATAGATTATCACTTTATTTCTCCTGAAGATTTCGATAAAGAGATTCCAAATATAATTGAATGCAGATCTTATGATACAAAAGATAATGGTAATGTAAATTATTTTACCAGAATGCAAGATATAAATAAAGATGCTAATCTTATTTGTGCAGCTAGTCCTGAACAAGTGATAAATTATATAGAAGCATTTAGTGCTGATTCTAGTATTAATCTTAGAATATTATATCTTGATGTACCAGTTTCAATTAGAATGAAAAGAGTAATTAATTATAGAACTAAGACTGATGAAATGGCACTTGAATTATGTAGAAGAATATTAGCTGAATCAGAGGAATTTAAAAAGTTAGATAGTGTAATTGAAAATGGTTCAGTTGTATTCTATAAATTTGATAATTCAGTGAATGTAAATTCTGATCAGGATAATGAAACTTTTGAAGATATTAGAAGATTGATTTCTAGTCTTATAATTACAAATAATGAAAAATAGTAGAAAATGTCTCTATTTCCACATAATATTAATATTTGAAAGGAGGATTTTCTAGGATGCCGAATAATGATACTAATCCTAATAATAGTAGAGCTATTAATAAAAAACTAGATCTACTAGATCAAAAAATGGATAGTTTATATAAAGACATTTATGTTTCTAGACCTGATAATAAACATATGCTGGATGATATGATAGATAGTATAGATTCAGTAATAGATAGATTACAAGGTTCAGAAACAGATACAGCAGGAATGACAGAACTCATTAAGAGAGTTGATGCTAAGAATAATAGTAATGTCAACAAGATGGTTGCTAGTGTACAAGAATTATTTAGTGATCAAAATCTCTTAGGTACAATGTTTAAGAATGATGATATTCATAAATTCATTACTGCTGAAAATTATAATTATGATTTGATTTGTAAGTATTTACCTAGATTACAAGATGCATTAGAGATAAAAAGAGATAATGTATTATGCTCTGATAATTTCTCTAAAGATTTTGTAAATCCTTTATCTGGTAAGTCTTCAAAAGAAGAATCTCAAAAGTTCGATGTAAATGCTAAAAGAATTGAGCAGCAATATGATATGCAAGATTTCTTAGAGAAAACTTATATGACTACTTCTAAATATGGAGAAGATTTCATATACATAGTTCCTTATAATGTAGCATTTGCTAGAATTTTCGCAAAAGATGCTAGAAAATTTAATTCTGCCAAAACTGGTCAGTTAGGTTTATTTGAAGGATATCAAGAGCAAAAATGTCTTTCTAATGGATATCAGAATTCAAAAGAATTTAAAGCTTATTCTGAAACAGTAAAAGAAATAGTAGGTAAAGAAACATTTAAAGAGAATATGGCAGAATTTCCTAATATGGGAGAAGTGTATATTCATTTTAATAATTCTTCTATTGTTTCTTCTACTATACATGAATTTGCATTTGTAAATGAGAAAACTGATTCTAAAATATTTGAATCAATGGCTTCAATATTTGAAAATGCAAATAAATTAAATGAGATTTCTGAAGCTAAAGGTGATAAGAAGATGACATCACTTTTTGATACAGTAAAAAATAGTAATAAGAAATTAGCTACAAGTGGTTTAGCTAATGATGGTCTACTTATATCATCTGATTATGATAGAGATGCTAAAAAGTTAGATAAGAATTTCTTAGGTGCTGTATTAGAAAGATTACCTAGACAAAATATACTTCCTATTTATATAGGAAAGAAATGTCTTGGTTATTACTATTTTGAATTTGCTGAAGATCCTAATGCTTGTGGATATTGTGGTGGACACCATATGACTCCTGGTATTGCTAATGGATCTAAATATTCTTATCAGGTTACAGAGAATCAACAGGAGTTAGCTATAAGATTCATAGCTTCTAGAATTGCAAGATCTATAGATACTCATTTTATAAATTCTAATAAAGATCTTAAAGAAGAAATCTATGCTATATTGAATTATAATAATAAATTTGATATAACTAGAAGAAACGATATAGGAGTTACATTTATACCTGCAGAAGATATTGTTCATACATATTTTGAATTTGATGAATCTACTCATAGAGGTATATCTGATCTTAGAAGAGCATTAATTCCTGCTATGCTTTATATTCTTCTTTATCTTACTGATATTATTTGTAAGATTACTAGATCTACAGATAAGAGAGTATACTATGTAAAACAGAATGTAGAGACTAATATTGCTAGAACTATGATGAATGTAGTTCAGCAAATTAAGAAAGGTAATATGGGAATAAGACAGATAGAAAGTATGAATAATATACTTAATATCGTTGGTAAATTTAATGACTACATAATTCCTGTAGGACCTTCTGGTGAGTCTCCTATTCAGTTTGAAGTTATGCAAGGTCAAGATATTCAAACTCCTACTGATTTGATGGAGAAGATGGAAGAAGCTGCGGTAAATACTATAATGCCTCTTGAATTAGTTAATTCTACTTATCAGCAAGATTTTGCTACTAGATATACTATGACTAGTACAAGATTTTTAAAGTCATTATATACTCGTATGAGAAAGACTGAGGCTTTCTTCTCTAAGATATATACTAAAGTATATTGCTACGAATTTGGTGAAACTAATAGAATAATTGAAATAGTTTTACCTCCTCCGTCATATCTTACTATGAATAATAATTCACAGTTATTTGATAATATAAATCAGATGGCAGATAAACTTATTGAATTATTGATTCCAGATAAAGAAGATGGAATTAAGAATGAATTCAAGAAGAATTATATAATTGAGAATCTTGGTTACTATCTTGATATATATAAGATAAACAAGATGATTGATAAATCTGAAGTTACTTATATTACAAATAAACCCCCTGCAACACAAGATGGAGCAGATTCCGAAATGGAAGATATGGCTGACGATAGTTTATAAAAACTTATTATCCCTAGGAGTGCTAAACTCCTAGGGATATTTTATCTCTTAAACTTTATATTAATAAAATCTATAGAAAGGAGGATGAATTATGGTTCAGACACAACTGATAAAACCATCTACTGTTTATATAGAGTTTGAGACTACTAATAAATCTTTTTTAGATATGCATTATTATCTAAAATCTAAAGGTATAAAAAATAATGATTTCTTTTTGTGTCTATTAGACCATTCTCTTGCTGGAGTTGATCCTAGAGATCCAAATTTACCTTCTACAGTAAAAGCAAGAGTTATGAATGAATGTAGATTGAATTATTGGTATTTTCTAAGAACTGTAGTTCGTATTCCTGAGCAGGGTGGTAATTCTAGATATAAATTACATCGTGGAAATCTTGCAATGAATTTTTTATTCACTATGAATTTTAATCAATTCGTAGAGATGCCTCGACAGTTCGGTAAAACTACTGCTGCTTTAGTTAGATTTTTATGGATATATAATTTTGGTACAACAAACTCTGAGATTATGTTTATTCATAAAGATCATACTGGTTCTAAAAATAATCTTAGTAATTTAAAGGCAATAAGAGATATATTACCTACATACTTGCAAATGTCGTCTGCTGTTAATAATGAAGGAAAGAAACTTAAAGTTCCTAATACTGTAATTATGATTCAGCATCCTTATAATAATAATAAAATAATTACTTTCCCTAGTGCTAGAACTAAAGATGCTGCTAATAACTTAGGTCGTGGTTCTACCATGCCTGTACAATATTATGACGAGTTTGCATTCATGCCTTATAATAAAGAAGTATATCTTGCTGCAACTCCTGCATTCTCAAGAGCTTCTGAAAATGCTAAAGCTAATGGTGCACCTTATGGGATGCTTATAACTACAACACCTGGTGATCTACTTAATGATTCTGGCAAGTTTGCTTATAGTATAAGAAATAATGCTACACCTTGGATAGAAGACTATTATGATAAAACTTTTGTAGAGCTTAATAATATTAAAGATGCTAATACAAATTCACCATTCTTCTTAGTTTCATATAAATATCCTCAATTAGGAGCTGGACAAGAATACTTCAAGAGAATGGTTGTACAGATGAATAGAGAATGGCCTGCAATAAGACGTGAGGTTATGCTTGAATGGGCAGAAACTGCAACTGATTGTCCTTTCTCTCAAGAAGATCTTGATATTATAAAGAATAATCTTAAAGAGCCTATACAAACTTTATTATTTGGTCCTTTTGGACAATATCAGTTCCATATTTATGAGCCTATAGATACTAATTATCCTCCTATAATAGGAGTCGATGTCGCTGGTGCTATGTATCATGATTCTTCTGCAATTACAATAATTGATAGTTATACTACAAGAGTATGTGCTACTCTAAATTGTAATTATATTCCTACTGATGATCTTGCAGAAGTTTTATATGAATTGGTTACTAAATATAGACTATATAATGCTGTAATTAATATAGAGCGTAATGGTGGTTTTGGTATATCAGTAATTCAGCGACTATGTAAAACTAGTATAAAGAAAAATCTATATTGGGAAATTAAAGATAAGATAATAGAAGAAACATTTAATGGTACTAAAGTAGTTCGTAAGCCTAGTAGAGTTAAAGTTTATGGTACTGATTCTACTTCTGCTGTAAGATCTAGACTTATAGAAATACTTTATGAAAGAGTAATGTATCATAAGGATAAATTTGTTGCTCCTATATTACATGCAGAAATGCAAGCTATGCAAGTGAAAAAGAATGGTAAAGTAGAGCATTCAGATAACTCTCATGATGACCAAGTATTTTCATATTTGATGGCTTTATATGTATGGTATGATGGTAAGAATCTTGTTGATAGTTTCCATATAGTAAAGAATTCTCTTAAAACTGATGCTGAAGAAGAACTCTCAGAAGCAGAATTAGAAGAACAGTTAGAAGCAAGAGAACATGTTAATCTTGATTCTGTTACTTATGAAGAAATTGATCCTGAATTAGAAGAAGATATTGAATGGGTAAATAAAGAATATAAAACTTATATTACAGATAGACAAATGAAAGAAGATCAAATACTTAAACGTATTCAGATAAGAGAACAAACTATAATGAATAATGCTAATTATAGGAAAAAACTCGAAGAAGAAACTGGAGTTGATTATTCTAGAATGAATTCATCTGTAGGAAATAGATTTATTTTATTACCTGATAGTATCTATAATATTAATTCTATTGAAGATCAAATTGAAGAAGATAAAGATCCTAATCTTACACAT